AATTAAAAAACTAGCTCCTTGAACTATTTTATCAAGAGCAAAAATACCTTTTGTAAATTTTTCTTGGTCTTTAGCTACTTTTTCTTTATAAGCACGAGATGCAGCAAATGTATCTTCTGCAAATTGTATTCCTCCATCATCATATCTAGCCATAATTATTGTCCTCTATCTAATAAACTTTGTTGCATTTCTGGTTGTGGTTCTTCTTGTGGTTTACTTAATAAACTTTGTTCTGGTATTTGTAGCTCTTCTATTTGTTCTACTATATTAGTTGGTAAAACACCACTAGGAACTCTTCCTGTATTTACATTTTGTTTAACAGTATCTGCTATATTTTTAGCTTTTTCTTCAAACAAAGTATCATCATCTTCATCATCATCTTCAGAATCAATTCTATATTCAATACCAGCTTTTTCTGCTAATGCCATTAATAAATACATAAGAGGTTCCATTAACATCATCATCAAATCAGGATTAAATTTTCCTTCTCTAAATCCTACATAGCCTATTTGCATTGCTAAGTCTGTAATAGGTACTCCGTCTGCTATAGCTGCCATCATAGGCATATAATTTTCTTCTAATAAAAGTTCAGCAGCTATGTAGTCTAAAGCTTCTTTAAAATTTGTAAAGTCTGGTGGACCTTCAAAAGGTCTAGGCTCATCTGGATTAGCAGTTAAAGACTGACCGGGTATTGGTCTACCTACATTTGTAAAAGCATCTACTGCTTCTTGATTGTATTGTTCCATATAAAATTACTCCTTAACCGAATGAATACATAGCACCAGCATTTTGTGCCATAAATTGTCTGTAAGTATTTGAATCATCTATTAAACTATTTAAGTAATTAGTATTTTGTATATTACTAGTTAAATAATTATTACCTGTTTTTTGTAATGCAAAATCTACTTCTCTATAAACACTATTATCTATTGTACCTCTATCAACTACTCCGGGTAAATTAAATGTATATGCATTGTAATCTCCACCAGATTCTTCAACACCAAAAGCTTTTAATGTTTCTTGTCTACCAAAAGCTTTAGCCCCTTCTTTTAATTCACCTTCAATATAATCTTGAGCTGTATCAACAAACTTAGGAATCATATCTTTAGGTTTTGATTCTAATAAAGAACTAGGCTCTATATTTCTTATACCTTCTATAATTTCACTTGTATCAACTTTAACTTTTGTAGGGTCAAACTTTAACATATCATCATAGTTTTTTGTTCCTAAATCTAATAGCTCTCCTACTTTAGGAGTTTGTACTTCTTCTATTCCTAAAGATTTGCTTATAGTTTCTAAACTTATTTTAGGAGTAGAGTCTGCTATTGCTTTCTCAAAAGCTTTAGAACCTTCTACATCTAATTTAAGTCCTGATTTTTTCATACCATCAAGGTCTATACTTAAACCTTTTTCTTGAATAAAAGCTTCTGCAGCTATATCATCAGTAAGTTTAAAACCTCTACCTTTTAAAAAGTTACCTGTTTTATCTACTGCATTACTAATAGTTGTACTAACACTATTATAAGCATTACCAACAAAAGTACCAGCTTTATTAACTAAATTTAAAGTATGTCCTAAAGCTTTAGCTCCAAAACCACCAGCGTTTAATAACTTAGTAGACCAAGTAGCTAACTTACCTGCAGCACCAAAAAAACTTCCTAAAGCTCCCATTGCATAAGGCATTAAAAACATCATACCAATCTGACCAACTATACCAAGTTTACCTATAGCTGCTCCTACTTTTTTAAATACTTTTTTAATTCCTTTACCTATTTTTTTTACAGTCTTTTTAAGACCTTTCCATGCTTTACTTAATAATCCCATATTATGTTTCTCCGAATATTCTATCTACTGTGTTTGAGGCTTTATCAAAATTAGTTGACCAATTTTTAGCAGCATCTCCTTCTGAACTAGCTGCAGCTATCATAGCATTTAATTTTCTATTAGCTGTATCTGTAGCCCATTTAAAATCATAGTCTGCTTGGTCTCTTAACTCTTGCCATAAAAAAGATAAAGCTGATGAAGTAAGATTAAAAGCATTTTGTGCGTTTTGTTGATTAACTGCATTCTGTGCTGCAGTATCTGCTAAGTTTGATTGTCTTCTCCAATTTATATTAGAGTTGACTATAGCTTGTTCGTTAGCAGAGTTCCATTGTTCTCTGTTAAAATCTAATTGAGCATTAAATTGACTAACTTGATTTAGTATTGCAGCGTTAGCTTTGTTTACATCTGCTACTCTATTAGCATCTCTAGCAGCAGCAGCATTTATAGACTGAGCATTAAACTGACTATTAGCATTCATTTGAGCTGTATTAAATTGATTAATGTTTGCTTCTAAAGTAGCCATAAATTGATTAGTTTGATTTTCACTTGCAGAATTAAATTGTCTTGCAGCATTTGTTGCTGATTGATTAGATAATATACGCTGTTGTTCTTGTTGTGCTTTTAAAACATTTGATTGTTGTTGATTAGTTAAATTAGCCATATCCATTTGTAAAAAAGCTTGAGCATTTTGTATTTGACTTCTTTGATTAAAATCAGCTTCTGTTAAATTTGCTTGTGACATTAAAGCAGCGTTTTGTATAGTAGATTGCTGTTCATTACTAGCTTCTGTTAAACCAACAGTTTGTAAAAATTTACTATTAGATAATGCTATTTGTTGGTCAGAACTAAATTGAGCCATATCCATTTGGAATACATTATTAGCATTTGTTAAAGCTGTTTGTTGCATTCTTTGTGCATTTGCTTCTGCTTCTTGTGCTTCAATATTTCTTTGTTGACTTACACTTTGTTGAATAGCTTGTGCATTACTTTGGGCTATAGGTAAAGCACTTTGTATAATAGCATTAAATAAACCATCTCTGCCTACACTAGAAGCACTTAAACCTCTAGCAGCTAACATTTGTTCTACTTGAGTAACAGCAGGTTTAGCCCATGGTGGTATTTCACCATTTTCCATTCCTTCTAATAATCCATTTAACTGTGTAGATACTAAAGCTTCTTCAGGTAATCCTGCAATAATACCTCTTTCTTGTTCACTAAAATCTGCAAGTCTATCTTCTAAAGCTTCAGGGTCATTACCTATTTCTTGTATGTCTGAATCAGATAAACCAGCTTTACTTAATTGTTTTTTAGCTCTTGTAATTCTAGATAAACTTGTTCCTGCGTTTTGTGCTGCAATAGCTTTAGCTCCTTCACTAATACTACCAACAACTCTATCAGTCAAAGCACCTTCAGGTATTTCAACTTCAGCTCCTTCTATAGGTGCTACTCTATCTACTTTAGCTGCTTGTGCTATTGATTGGTCTGATACTTGTCCTTGTGCTGCATCTACTTGAGCTTGAGTATCTACTGTAGCTGCTTCCATTTGTGAAGCTCTTATTTGTTCTGGAGTTTGAGCAGTAGTTGTATCTGCTTGAGCTACTTGTTCAGGAGCAGTTTGAGCTATAGTTGAAGCTTCTGCAGGTGTAGTAGCATCCATTTGAATAGTAGATGCTGTAGTTCCTTCTTGAGAAACTTTTTCTACTTCTGCTTCTGGTAAGTCTGGAAGTTTACCTTCTGCTATATCTTGTGCAGTTCTTCCTGTTTCTATTACTCTTTGACCTCTTTCAGATTCAAACAAATCTTGTATTTGTTTATCTGTCATTCCAGTAAATTCATCAGTAGGTGTTTGTTGATTTCCACCACCACCTTGTTGATTTCCACCACCACCTTGTTGATTTCCACCACCACCTTGTTGATTTCCTCCACCTTGTTGGTCTCCACCACCATTTCTTTGATTTCCACCACCGTTTCTTTGGTTTCCACTTCTACGACTATTACCACCCATAATACCATCTATTCCCATAGCTGCTGATTGCATATTATCAGCAAAAATCATTTCATCTCTAGGGTTATTTTGTTCTGGCATTTTTGTAAGTGTTCTATTATCTGTATAATTTGGTCTATCTTTTGGGTCAACAGTTCTTACATTTTTTTCTGTTACATTTGGAGAAGTACTAGGTTGAACTGTGTTTTCTCTTTGTATAGACATTTCATCTTCTTCTTTAAGTAATTGAGCTTTTCGAAACGCTTTTTGAATAGGACTACCTTTTACAATATCACCAGTTTGATAACCTACTCTACCACCATTACGCATATCTACTCTATCACCAGTAACATAGTTTTGTCTATACTTTTTATATTTTTTATTTCTTTTTTTCTTTTGTTTTGCCATTCTATTTTACCTCAAAGAGTTTGTCAACCTTTTCATGTAGTTTTTCTAACCTATCCATAAGAATATTCATATCATCTTTTAGTTCTTGTTTAGTAACATAGTCTCTTGCAATCTCTTCACGAGTTTTGTTTAAGAGTATGTCGATTCTTTTAGCCTCTGCAGTATTACCACGAATACCATAGAGTACTGGGGCTAACACCAATGTTATAAAGATGTTCCAAAATAAGTAAGGTGTTAGTTCCATATTAACTTATAGTTTTTTGTACGCTTGTAGGTGTAATGCTTTCTGCTATCTGTGCATCTAATGATGCTTTCATAGATGTAACAGTATCAGAAGTAAGAGCAGCTTCAACCCATGCTTGAACATTACTTGCAGTTAAGTCTGCAAATGCTGTAAAGCTTGAAAGGTCTGAAGTGTCTAAATCCTGTGAACCATAAGTAGTAGCAGTCCAGTTATTACCATCGCTATCCTTATTAGTATCATCAGTTGCTGTAAGTCTCCAATGTACATTATAGACTACATCACTTTTACTATCTTTAGTTGGGTATGTATCAACTGTTGAAACATCCCAAGTATATCCTATTGCCATATTATTTCTCCTTTTTTAATTATCCTTCTAATGTTGTTATTCTAGCTTCTAATTCTTGTATAGTCTTAACTAATAATGGTACAAGTTTACTTTGGTCTATACCTTGCATTTCTGCACCATCCTTTTCACCTGTAATAGCTTCAGGAACTATACTTGAAACTTCAACCAAAGTATTTGTTGAGTCAGATATAAAATTAAATCTAGCTGGTTTAAGTTGTTTTAATCTTGTTGTTGCATCCCAAGTATAATCTACATTTTCTTTTAATCTATAGTCTGAAGATGTATTAAACGCTGTTGCTGAACCATTTTGGCTAATTGAACCAACAGTGCTTCCATTATTACGGATTGTTAGCATTTCTCCAGAACCTAAATTTCTGTTTAAAATTAAACAAACATCATTATTAGTAGAATTTACTTGTTGTCCGCCACCAAATGAATGACCATAATTAGAATTAGTATTTGAAAGTCCTGAAGCTGCATTAGTACTCATTAAAATAGTACCACCATCAGTTATACGCATTCTTTCTACACCACCACCACCAACTCTAAATTGCATAGCATCAACGCCATTTTGAAATATTATATCACCACGCAAAGTACCACCTTCATGGAATTGACATGCCATATAACCTGATGAATGGTCATTACGCAAACTTAATCCTGCATAACCACCTGCTGAACCTGAATCTGAATTTCTAATAATTTGTACTGCTTGGTTTGGGTCAGTTCCACCAATTCCAACTAATCCTGAACTATTAATACGCATTCTTTCATTAGTATGTCCATTGGTATAAAATCTCATATCTGCATTGGCTCTTGTCATAATCGACAATCCACCACTAGCACCTGAACCTGTACCAATTACACCAGCATCTTGTACAAAACCACTTGCAGTTGTAAATGATGCACCTGTTGTTTCTAAAAATAATCCATCACTAATTGTTGAACTGTTAGTTATATAAACAACTGATTCGGCTGCAGTACCTGAGTTAGCATTATAAAAATGTCCTAATACTGGGTCGCCATTATTAGACTCTATACCTTTTATACCAATACCTGTTATATCTACTGTTGATGTTAAACCAGTACTATCTAAAACAAGTCTTTCAGTACCACCAGTATCAAATCTAATCTTATCTTCGTCTGAACTTTCTTCTACTTGAACTTTAGTATCTCCATCTGCATCAGTTAAAATATTAGCAGTAGTAGTTGTAGTTGCATTTAATGTAATAGCTTCAACTTTTGAACCATTAGGAGGTGCTGTTGAAAATGTTAATGTAGTTCCTGATACTGCATAAGTATCTTTATGTTGTATTACACCATCTATAGTTACAAAGGTTGCATTTTCATTTACTGGTGTTGTACTTAAAGTTAAAGTTGTATCACTACCATCTCCAGTCATTGTATTAAGACTTGGAGCAGTATTACCACCACCACTACCAGCTATAGCACCCCATTCATCTGTATAACCTTCAAAACCACCTGTAGTAGAATTATATCTAAAATAACCTGCTACACCTGTTGGTCTTTGTGCTGTAGTACCTACTGGTACATGTATAGCATCTGTAAAGCTACCAATATCAAGCGATACATCTGGCGAGGCATTACCTATACCTACTCTGTTTGTTGAAGAATCAACTACTAAAGTATTTGAATCCCAGTTAAAGTCTCCTGTTCCACCTGTTAAAGCTGTTAGTGTTCCAAGACTTGTAATGTTTGTTTGTGCTGCTGTAGATAATGTACCTGCTAATTCTCCACTAGAACCATAAATAACTGCTTTGCTATTTACAACTGTATTAGCTGTAGAGCCATCTAATAAATTTAATTCTGTTGCTGTTGATGTAACACCATCAAGAATATTTAATTCAGCAGGTGTTGAAGTAATAGCAGTTGTTGTAGCTGCTGCTAATACTGGAATATAACCACCTTGATTAATTAAATATTGTGTATGGTCTGAAGTTGGGTCTACAATACTAAGTGTAGTTTCGTTTGAATCTGCTGTAGCTCCTTCAAATATAATAGCATTTGAAGCCTGCATAGTAACTGTATCTGCTGTAGTAGTTGTTCCTGCTACAGTAAGTTTAGGAACTAATAGTTCTCCTGTACTTGGATTATATCTTAAAGCACCTGTATCATCTAATAAACCATTTGATTCATCATGGAAAACTACAGGGAAATTTGTATTTGCTGTACTGTCTGTAACTGTAGTTGTTGTAGCTAAAGTAGCTGTTGTAGCATTACCAGTTGTATTTTGATTACCTGCAGTATTTACACCGGGTAAATCAATATTTGCACTACCATCAAAACTTACACCACCTATAGTTCTTGCAGTTGTTAAAGTAGCTGCTGAACCTGTAGTGTCTTGGTTAAGTGTTCCAATAACAAAGTCTAGTGTATTATCACTATCATCATAAGATACTGTTATGTTTGTTTCTGTATTAGAAGATACCATAGCTCCTACAGTATCGCTAATTGTTTCTGCTAATGTAACACCAGCAATCGTAATTGCATCGGCTTCTAATGTTCCATCTATATCTGCATCACCACTTATATCTAATGTGGCTGCATCTAATTCACCACTAATAGTAATATTTCTACCACCAGTAATATCTTTGTTAGCATCTGTTATAATAGCTTTACTTGCTATTACTGTTCCGTTTGTTATACCATCTATAAGATTTATATCAGTTGCACTAGCTGTAACGCCATCTAAGATATTTAGTTCTGCAACTGTTGAAGTAATACCATCAAGAACATTTATCTCTGCTGCAGTTGATGTAACACCATCTAAAATATTAAGTTCTGCAGCAGTTGATGTAACACCATCTAGAATGTTTAGTTCTGCTGCTGTGCTTGTAACACCATCAAGAATGTTTAACTCTGCAGTAGTTACTGTAGCTCCATCAAGTATATTTAGTTCAGCAGCAGTAGAAGTTGTTGCAAGTGTTACAGCTCCACTAGAAACATTAAAGTCATCTGAGTTAAACGAAGCTACACCTTTATTAGATGTTGTTGCATCTTCACCAGCAATAGTAATTGTATTACTTGAAGCAGAAGTATCAATACCTTCTCCACCTGCAATAGTTAATGTTTCACTATCTAAGTCTATTGCTATTGTACCACTATCTGTAGTAGCATCTAAATCTTGTGCTGTAACTTGTGAATCTACATAAGCTTTTACAGACTGTTGAGTTGGAACTAATGTAGCACTATCAGAAGCCATGTTATCTTCATCTACAAATGCTGTAATAGTTATACTACCATCTGATAAACTTCCGTATGTAATTGTACCTGTTGTTGTTATTGCTGAAGAACCATTATCTATAGCACCAAAACCTGAAGATATAGAACCACTATTTAAAGCACCTACTGTTGTTACATTACTTAATGTATCTAATGCTGATTCAAAATATGTTTCAAAGTCTGTTAATGCAACTTGCACCATAGTACCATTATCATTAACTACAACTCTATCAGCATCTGCTAAAGTTGTTGAAGTTGCTGATGTACTACCATCTACTATATTAAGTTCAGTTGCTGTGGATGTTACTCCATCCATAATGTTTAGTTCAGCAGCAGTTGATGTAATTGCTGTACCATTAAAGTTAATAGCATCTAAATATGCAACACCATCAATATAAATATCTTTCCATTCTTGTGAAGAGCTACCTAAGTCATATGTATTATCATCATCTGGAATAATGTTAGAGTCTACATCAGCTCCAAAGACTACATTATCAGTAGCAGCATCACCCATAGTAATAGTACCACCATTAAATGTTGTAGTACCTGTTACTGTAAGATTACCACCTACTGCTACATTACCTGTTGTTGTAATAGCATCTATATAAGCATTTTTAAAGTATAATGAGCTAGTACCTAAATCTACATCACTATCTGTAACTGGAGCTAAAACACCATCAGCTAAATATGCTTGTTGTACTGAACTACTTGATACTTCTACATAAAATTCTATATGATTATTTGTAGTGTCTATTAAGACTTTGTTGTTTGGAGAAGTTTCTCCTGCATCACCAATTAATCCTATAACTGGTCCAGAAGCTGCTGTGCCATCATGTGTATGTCCTGTTGAATTGTGAAATGCATTTATTAACTGATTATATTCGTTATTGAATAAAGCAGCAGTAATTGTATCTCCATCTGCAAAAGAACTTTGTCTTGTATATCCTGCCATTTATATCTCCTGTTATCCTTCTAGAGTTTCTACTCTTGTTTTTAAATCTGCTAATGTGGTTTGTATATCAGAAATAATAGTTTGGAAAGTATGTCCATCTTTATCTGAGTTTTCTGTATATATAAGTTTTTCGCCTACTAAATCTTCAACCTTTCTAATTACTTTTGCCATATCACAATTAATAGTTTGTATTTGTTCGCTGTTACTTGGATTTGGTCTTTGTGAATAATATGTCCAAGCCAATTCTTCACTTGGTCCAGAAGATATTAAACCCCAGTTATGTGGTGTAATTTGTGTATTGTTATGTGAAGAATCAATAGCATATAATTCACCACTTCTATTTTGTAAAACTGTAGCATTTGTTAAACCTTGTGTTATAGCACCAGAACTTGATTCACCTATTACAATAGCTTGGTTTGTTATAGGGTTACCTGATTGTGGTATTTCATCAGTATTAAATTGTATTCTTTGACCAGTACCAGAAAATCGAACAGTTGTATCTACAGTATTATTTGAAATACAACGAAATTCAAACCCAACACTTGTTTGACCTGCAGTAGCACCACCACCTTGGAAAATACTTCTTATTTGTGCAGCTTGGTCAGTAGCTTGTCCAGTTCTACCCATTCTAAAGTTAATTGATTGTGAAGAATTTTCACTATAAGTACCATAACCATCAAAATCAATACAAGCAGTATCAGCACCTGAACCGATAGCACCATTAATAACTAGCTTTGCATTACCTGCATCAGTTGTGCCGATTGCAACATTTCCTGATGAATCTATACGCATGTGTTCACCTTGCGTATTATTGATACTAAAATTCATATAACCTGAATTTCTGTTAAAGCCTATGTAACCTAAATCATTATCTGTAGCATCTCCAAATCTAACTCTAGCATCTGAATTAGTTGCAGCTTCTAGTCTTAATTCAGCATCGCCACTTGCTTTTACATGAAGTATTGTTGCAGGGCTAGTTGTTCCAATTCCAACTCGTTCACTACTATCAATAGTTATTGCTGTTGCATCTGCACTTGAACTTATACCTGCTACACCACCTGCTGCGTCTTCCCAAGCTACTCCACTACCAGTAGATGTAAGTACTTGTCCATCACTTCCTTGTGAACCACCTACTGTTAAATTATCTGTTTCTAGTGTTCCATCAATATCTGCATTACCTGATATGTCTAAACTTGTAGCATCTACTTCACCTGCTACTGTTAAAACACCATCAGCAAGAGTCATTAAATCTGTATCAGAAGTATGCCCTATTGTTGTGCCATTAATTATTACATTGTCAACTGTAAGTGTTGTAAGAGTACCGACACTTGTAATATTAGTTTGTGCTGCCTCCAATACTGAACTTGTTACTTTTGTTAATGCCATATTTTATCTCCTACCTGAAGGTATGTAATCCACATAAAAACCATTTATAGTATATGGTGGTTTTGTGTCATCACTTATAATTGTAAAATTATTACTTGTTCCACTTCCTTGTAATGGAACTCTTATTAAAGGGTTATCTCCACCACCGAATACATTTGTATTAAATAGTGCTTCACCAAACTTTGAAGGAGGATTAATAACTCCTAAATCAAATAAGTCTGGTGGTTGTGGTATATCTGTATTACCATAATCAAATCTAACTTGTATATCTGGTTCTGTTATACCTTCGGAACTTGCTGATACTCTTACATAGTGTAAAGTTTTTAGTGTTCCTAAATCACCATAATCATAATTAGGTGTTTCAAATCTAGCTAATATATTACTGCCATCAAAACTATTTCCTGTATCATGTTGATAAACAAAACCATTTGTATCTCCATGATAATATTGTTCTACATTATTATTATCAAATCCAGAACCTATAGCAGTAACTTCTAATTCTCTTGTTTCTGACCATTGAAACCCATCTGGTCTTAATGTTCCTATAATTCCTTTTTGTTGTGTTTGTTCTAAACTTGTATTTGTATAAAATAATCTGTATTGTGATTTATCTCTTAATACAATACTATCTATTACAAATGTATTTATGTTTTCTGCTAGTTCAGATACTAAAGGTTGTATAGCTTTGCTAACTGTACCTAACTCAACATCCCCGATTCTTGCAGTACCAGCAACTGTTCTTAATCCATCTGGTGCTAAAAATATTAAATCACCACCAATCTCTTGAATACTATAACCACTTAAACAACCCACATTTTTTGTTACCGGTACTATGGCTATAGTTTGGTCATTATTTATATTTATTAATTTAAATATACTGTTTGTACAAAATATAAATAACTCATTACGAAATCCTCTAATTCCTTCTATCTGGTCTTCTAATACAATTTTACCTGCACCATTAGCAGTTCCAAAGGTTGTAGGGTCTAGTGTAACACTATAATAAAGTGTATTTAAATTATCTTCAACTCCTGCAGCTATTAAATGTTTATCATGAGTAGTAACATATTTAACACCTTTTGATGTTTCTACTTCTATTTCTTCTGCAAAAAATGTTCTACCACTTAAACTCCCACTACCTTCCATTCTAAATACATAAGGTTTATTAGCACCATCAGCTATAATAACTTGACCATAATCAAATGTAGCACCATCAAATAATGTAAACTGACATTGTCCTTGTGAAGTTCTTGTTAGTGTACTTCTACCTGTAAAAGTGCTGTAGTTATCTCCACTACTTGATACAGAACTTCTACTTATATTTAACCAAGTAATTCCATCATTAGTAAAAAATATTCCTGTACCTGCAGTAGCTATAACACCATCTGCATATGGAAATACACCTAGTATATTTGTTGTACCACCTGTAGGTTGTGTAGCATTTGTAGTACCAAACTTTTGATAGCCATTTATTCTTCTGTAGCCACCTTCTGTAGAGACTTCAAAGTTTCTTAAGTCTTTTGCAACTCCGGGAGTCTTAAGTAAATCAATTACATTAGCTGATTTAACTAAACCTCCATTGACTGCAACTGTATAGGGTTGACTACTTGCCATTAAAAATATGTCCTATCATCTGTCATATATTTAGGCGTTGGATTCATAAGATTTGATTTCATGTATCTCATTGCTTTCTTATAATCATCTAATGCA